CTCCCCCCGCTATCGTGACAGGGTGGGTTACAGCGTTGGATTAGGCAGGCCTCGTTTGGTTTAGTCGAAGCCTTCATCAGCGCGGTTAGCCCAAGCGAGTGTCGGCACCCGGCGCTGGCCCACCCTTGTCACTTCTTGGGGTAGCGAAGCCGAGCGGAAGGCCCGGGGGCAACTCCGGGCCGTTTACCAATGACCGATTTCGAGAAACAGCGGTTGATTCGAGAGGCGGTCGATCTGCCGCGGCTCAGTATGGACGATCTGTCCAGAATCACCGGTTTGTCCGTCGGAGCACTCCGCAAGTATCGAAACGGGGAACGGCTTCCGACCACCGAAGCAGCCCACGCGCTCGCCGATGGGATCCAGAACCAGGCCAGAAGCCTTGAGCATATCGCTATCGAATTGAGGAGGCAGTTTGCCGAAGATCCAGCTTGATCTTGACGCGGATGGTGAGGGAACGATCATCATTGACGATCACGATTTCAGTTCTCTGGTTGCCGGGATTCAGATTCTCGTTGTTCCCGGACAGGAGACGAGCGTAAACCTCCAGCTCGTGCCGATCGCGCTCCAGGCGGAAGGCGAATTCGAGCAGATCGAGATGGGCGGTGACCGACCAGCTTGACGTTACTGGCGCACACGACGCGCTGGAGGCTTTTCTGGTCGCAAGTTTCCGTGATCGGGATTACGCAGCTGCCGCCGAGGCGACCCAGATCACGTGGCTCAACGTACACACATCCGATATCCCGGGCGCAATCGCCAACGCGATGCGCATCGTCGTGCCCATCGACTACGAGCATATCGAGTGTACGGTACTGCACACGGCGAAGGTGTTCAGTGAAGTGATGGTAGACGTGGCATTTGTCATAGTAGCATCAAGCGAGAAATGGAATTTTAGATACGAGGGCACCGCCCGGGTCATACGAGAAGAGGACTATATGAAACCTTCTCCGGATGGTCTCTGGGGAGTCAATCCGGCCAGTATGGCACGCGGGCAACGCCAGATGACGCCGACCCGATAATTACCCAAGAGCTTGCGCAATTTGGCTACACAGCCTATCTAGTGTAAAACAACCCACTGCGACCTCTCTCTCCTCGATCTGTTCGGTACAGAAATGGAACAGACTCGAGAAGCTATCCAGACAGCTCATCCCCCGCGCGTTATCACTCGGCGCAGTATTGAATGCGGCGTGTGTGGTGGCTCAGGCCTCATATACGTCGGCGGTGACGATCAGTTGTACCAGGCCGAGATGTGCTGGTTCTGCGATGGCCTCGCCACTATCACACTGGAGATTGCGAACAATGAAGTACCCCACGCTTAGGCAGGCGGAGAAAATTCTCAAAGCTGCGATCCCGTGTGATACGTGTGATTGTCAGCACTTTAGTGCTCGCCTCAACATCTACCGCGATAACGATACAATCCGGGTAACCGGGTATCGCTTGGGTTGCGGCAAGATGGGCTTGGTCGATCTTGGCTCGGAAGATTCACCAGAAGTCGAGGAAGAGGATGCAGCAGACGACGAATCCTGACAAGGAGCTTATCCTCGACGCCCCGAACACAAAGGCGTGCGAGGATCGTTTCCGGCGCGTAGAAGAGGCTTTAAGCAACGGTTATTCGCTGGCGATTGCTGCTATGAGTGCCGGAATTGACCGGGACACTCTGCGGCAGTGGTTGAAATGGGGTGCTGAAGGAAAGACTCCAGAGTTCGCCGAGTTTCTGCATCGGTGTGAGCACGCGCGAGCTCGTTTCGAAATGACGCGCGTTGATATCATTCGCAAAGCTGGTGAAGCCAAGGATGGATGGACTGCCGCCGCTTGGTGGCTCGAGAGGATGATTCCGGAAGTCTACGGCAAACGAACGGTCACGCGGCACGAAGGTCAGGCGATGCCGCACGAATGGACGATGGAAATCCAGGGGGCAGTTGATACGAGTGAGTTAGTCAATAGAGAGCCGCGCCAGCTGCCAGCCCCGGAGCGTGAACCCATAGACATCACAGGCACTGATGGCTGACGCTCTCCCGAAGTTCAACCGGCCTTGGCTGTATCCGAAGCAGTTGGATGCGATCTTCTGCGAGGAACGGTATGGGCTTTGCGAGGCTTCGACAAAGAGCGGTAAGACCGTTGGCTGTATCATCTGGATCGTGGAAAAGGCTTGGAATGGGTCAGAAGGACAGAACTTCTGGTGGGTGGCTCCGGTCTTCCCACAGGCCGAAATCGCTTACCGCAGGATGAAACTGTTTCTCCCAAGCTGGGTCTACAAGCCAAACGATTCCAAGATGTTCCTGCGGTTGGCCAACGGTGCAATGATCTGGTTCAAATCCGCAGAAAAACCCGACAGTCTCTACGGTGAGGATGTTTATGCTGCCGTAATCGACGAGGCGACGCGCGTTCGTGAACAGAGTTGGTGGGCAATCCGCTCCACCGTGACGGCCACCCAAGCCCCGGTCCGCATTATCGGCAACATCAAGGGCCGAAAGAACTGGGCATACCGCCTGGCGCGAAAGGCTGAAAGCGGCGAGCCGGATCATCACTACGCCAAGATCAACGCCTACGATGCCGTGGACGCTGGAATTCTGCCATTGGCAGAGGTTGAGGATGCGAAACGTCAGCTCCCGGATCATATCTTCCGCGAACTCTATCTAGCGGAACCGGGGGACGATGAAGGGAATCCATTCGGGATCCAGGCGATCCGTGAATGCACCGTGGAGGCAATGTCGGATGACAAGCCGGTCGGATGGGGTTGGGACCTTGCGAAGAGCCAAGATTGGACGGTCGGAATTGCCCTCGATCGAGACGGAGCTGTTTCTCGGTTCCACCGATTTCAATCCGATTGGGAATTCACCTTCCAAACGGTCCTCCACAAAACCAAGAAGCTACTTGCCATCGTCGACTCAACCGGCGTTGGCGATCCTATTGTCGAGCGTCTGCGCCGCGATGGTGGTAGGAATTTTCGCGGCTTCAAGTTCACGCCAGCGTCGAAACAGCAGTTGATGGAAAGGCTGGCCGTTGCCATCCAGAACCAAGAGATCAGTTTCCCGGATGGGGTGATCACGTCGGAGCTGGAATCGTTTGAATACGAATACCGCAACGGTAGCGTTCGTTACTCGGCCCCACCCGGCCTGCACGACGACTGTGTGGTCGCCTTGGCACTTGCTGTAATGGCTAAGTCCAACGCACGTGTGTTCTCGGGAAATCTGCAATTCGAGAATTTGAAGCGTGCATCCTACTGGAAGCGCTACTGATATGCCCGAGCCAGAATCGCGGTATCCGTTTAGGGAGATAGGGAACAGTGGCCTGCGTCGTACACGCGGCTACGTACAAGAAGAGTTCCTCTCCGACTTGCAGGGCACCAAGGCTATTCGCGTCTATCGTGAAATGTCCTCCAACGATGCGACGATTGGTGCCCTGCTTTTTATGGTCGAGATGATGGTCCGCCAGGCCAACTGGGAACTTCGACCATATTCAGAAGAGCAAACGGATGTCGATAAGGCCACATTCACGGACGAGTGCTTGCACGATATGTCGCACACGTTCGACGACTTTCTTTCAGAGTGCCTTTCCTTCCTCGTCTACGGCTGGTCCTATTTCGAAGAGGTGCTGAAAATCAGACTCGGGCCGGATCAAAGCGATCCGCAATACCGGAGTCAGTACAGCGACGGCAGAATCGGCTGGCGCAAATGGGCACCCAGGCCGCAGTCCACCTTGGATCGCTGGGAGTTCGACGAGAACGGTGGCGTGCGCGGTTTGTGGCAGGCTCCCGCGAATGCCTCTGAGCTCAACGCGACCGAAGTATTCATCCCGATCGAAAAGTCCCTCCTGTTTCGGACGCGGTCGAACAAGAACAACCCAGAGGGTGAGTCTTTGCTGCGCCGTGCGTATCGCGCCTGGTATCTCAAGAAGAAAATCGAAGAGATCGAGGGCATCGGAATTGAGCGCGATCTTGCCGGATTGCCGATGATGCTTGTGCCGCCGGAAATTCTCGATGCCGACGCCGACGACAACGCCCGAGCGGTAAAGCAGGAGATGCTCGATATCGTCACGAACGTCCGGCGTGACGAGCAGGAAGGCATAATGCTTGCCGCCGTCTACGATGAGAACAACAACCCGCTATATGACTTCAAACTTTTAACCACTGGTGGGCGGCGACAGTTTGATACCGATGCGATCATCTCTCGCTGGGATCACCGTGTGGCAATGAGCATCCTCGGTGACTTCATCCTGCTCGGCCACAAGAATGTCGGGTCATTCGCGATGTCGAAAAGCAAAATCCACTTGTTTGCCGTCGCGATGGATGGGCTGCTGGATATGATTCAGCAGGTAATCAACCGGCACGCAATTCCAAGGCTCTTCAAAATCAACGGAATGCCCGTGGATCGTCTGCCAATGCTGGTACACGGGACAGTCGAGGAGCCGGATCTCGAGCAGTTGGGTGAGTACATCAAGAACATCACTGGCGCATCGGTATCGTTGTTGGACTACGACACGCAAAACTACCTGCGGTCAGTGGCGAATATGCCGGAAAATGCAGTAGAGGCTGAAGAACTCAAGATGGAGCGAGCCAGTGCCTTGGTCGGTGAGCAACCCGCCGTCGGTGGCGAAGAACTGGACGACGGAACAGAAGAGTAAGTGCGTCGCGGCAGCGAACGCAGTACTCGCGGATGGTGGTTCGGAGGAAGAGGCGATCTATGCGTGCATTCACGCCGCAGGCAAATCGAAGCAGGGGGAAGCAATGAAGAGTGATCCGCTGGTGGTGATGGTGCCAGCTTCCGGACCAGACAATGCTGCCGTGGCGTTTGTCGGTGCAAGTCCGAACAAGATCGACGCCATACGCGGAAAAGCATTCTGCGGACCGGCTGGAGAAACCTTCCGCGATTCCTATCTGAAAAGACTCGGCATCGATCGCGAGAATGCGCTGCTGCTGCATCTGGTTCCTGCGCTGGTAAAGAACGAAAAGGGACGTGCGCGGGAGCCTGGTGATTCCGAGATCGACCGTTACCGCCCGTGGGTCTACAAGCAGCTGCTGGATTACCAACCCAAGGTGATCGTCGCACTTGGTACGGCCACACGGGACGCTTTGGGCGAAGTGTCCGACACCTGGCTTCCGCACCCGACCGCTATCCGTATGTGGGGTGATCGCGGCGAGGTGGCGAGGAAATTGGCTCGGGTGCGGAAGTTAATGGACGATACGACCGAGGAAGCAGAGCGCCATCGAGCTCGTCGGATCACGCTGCTTGAGTCGCTGTTGACCAAGGCTGTCGACGAGGTCGCCGAGGCAGAAATGGAACGCGTCTTTCGGATGCCGATTTTGAATCCGGACGACAACTCAAGTCACTATATGGAGTGGAGCTATAGCGGACCGACCACGACGAGTTACGCGGATACGACGCCCGACGGGCAGACGTTCCATTCGGTGATCGAGCAGGATGGCCAGATCTTTCTCCACGGCTCAATCGTTCGTTCCGGCATACAGAAATCCGAAAACGGTGAACTCCGATTGGTCACGGGCATTGTGATGGAGCCGGACGAATTCGATGCGCACGGTGATATCACGACCGCCGACGAGATTCAGCAGGCGGCACACGCCTACCTTTACAATTCTCAAATCCTCGGCGATCAACACAGCAAGCCGGTGCCTGCAGACGTAAAGATCGTGGAGAGTTACATTGCGCCTGCGGATTTCGAGATCGAAGGGCAGACGGTCAAGGCGGGATCGTGGATCATCACGGCGCACGTCGTAGATGACGAGATGTGGGAAGGTGTCAAAAGTGGCAAGTACACGGGATTCAGCATAGGCGGATTTGCGCAGAAGGTTTGACTGCGTTCACCGCAGTCACTAAACATATAGCAGTACCCCGGGGCGATCTCTCAAAGCCCCAGATGACTATAGGGCAAGATCTCGCCGATCTCTCATAGGCGACCACCACGACAGTGCGAGAAGTCAGGCCTATGGCACGCCTACAGGAATTGGAGGTCGTGGAGGTCAGCTTCGTCGACCTCCCAGCCAATCGAAGGAAGTTCCTCGTTACCAAGAGCGACGGAGGAAATCCCGTGGAAGAACTGCTTGCGCTCATTCTCGAAACCGATCTGGAGAACGAGGATGAGATCGATCAGGCTCTCGCCGAGACGAATCTCGACGATCAGAGCCAACAGGCGCTCAAGGGGGCGATCAAGCTGTTGAACGCTCACCGCGAGAACTTGACACCGGAAGTGGTCAAGAGCCTGCTCACGAAGGCCGGATTCGCGGTTGAGGAGACTCCTCCCGCAGAGCCCGAGCCAGAAGTCCTCTACAAAGAGGACGGAACCCTCAACCTCGACGGCGTCCCCGAGCAACTCCGCCCCGCGATCCAGGCCCTCTGGGAGGGCAAGCAGACGGCTGAGGAGATGAAGGACGACCTCGAGAAGACCCTCAAGGCCGAGCGCAACGAACTGCGCAAAAAGGAAGTCGTCCGCAAGGTCAAGGAGTGGAAGGTCCCGGGCGCGTCAACAGACGAACTCGCTGACCTGATGATGAAGGCCGAGGACGAGATGCCCGAAGAGTCGGCGATCCTCGAAAAGGTGCTGGCTTCGGTCAGCAATCTGATCAAGAACGCGGAGACTATGAAGGAAATCGGGACCGGCAACGAGTCCGAACCCGATTCGGACTACGATCGTGCGGTCAAGAAGGCGCGAAAGCTGATGGATATCGATCCGGCGATGTCGCTGGGCGTGGCCATCGACACCGTCTTCCAGGCCGACCGCGAACTCGCGGAAGAGCACCAGAAAGAGACGAGGTAACGACCAATGGCAGCGGAAGGCTGGCGACAGCTGTGGTCTTACACAGCCGAAGCAACGCTGCCCGCTCAGTACGAGATCGTCGAGAAGGGCACCGGGAACAATCAGGTGACCCAGGCTGGCGCGGATGCCGGGTTCGGTGTCTGCGTCAACGCGCCAGCGGCAGCTGGCGATCCGGTAGACGTCGTGGTCTTCGGAATCACGAAGGTCAAAGCCGGGGCGGCGATCGCGACGGGAGTCCGATTCACTTCGGATTCTGCGGGCAGGGCCGTAGCGGCCAATGCGCTCAACGAGGAAATCGTTGGCGTCACCCTCACGGGGGCCGCAAACGCAAACGAGCTCGTAACCGTAGTCGTGTGCGGTGTCGGACTCCACGGTGGTGCGACCTAATCCGTGAACCATCTCAAGGATAGGAGCTGAACAATGCCTCAGCCTCTCCCGAGTGAGATGCACACGGACAAGTTTCTCACCAATCTGTCCGTGGCATTTTACCAGGATGCGATGAACTTCGTCGCAGGCAGGGTCTTCCCGATCATCGGCGTACAGAAGCAGTCCGATCTGTACCCGGTCTTCCCGAAGGGTTTCTTCTGGCGGAACGAGATGCAGGTTCGTCCGCTCGGTGGAGAAGCCCCGCGGATCGGCTACGAGATCAACACCGACTCGTACCGGTGCGAAGAGTACTCTGTCGCCCACACGGTCGATGACCGTGTTCGCGCAAACACAGATGATCCGCTGAATCCGGACCGCTCGGCGGCTCGTCTGCTCACCCAGCAGGCTCTCGTCAAGATGGAGTCGGATTGGGTGACGAACTTCTTCACCACAACCCTGTGGGACACGGATCGCGAGGGCGTCGACGCGACGCCGACCGGCGACCAGTTCCTGCAGTTTGACCAGACCGCGTCCGACCCGATCGGACTCATTCGTGGCGACTGCGACGCGATAATGGGTGTGACGGGCTTCAAGCCCAACACGCTCGTGATGGGGCGAGATGTTTTCCGCTACCTCATCGTGACGCACGCCGACGTCATCGACCGAATCCGCTATGTCCAGCGCGGTATCGCCGATACGGAGATTCTGGCGCAGCTCTTCGGAGTCGACCGGATCTTCGTGCCTGGTTCCGTGCAGGAGTCGGCTGTCGAAGGCGCAACGTCCAGCATCGGTTTCATCCACGATTCCAAGTCAATGCTGCTGTGCTATTCGGCTCCGCAGCCTGGGATCGAACTCCCGAGCGCCGGTTACACGTTCGCGTGGACAGGTCTGCTTCCGGGCGAGATGAACGCGATGGGTGGGGTCATCCAGAGGATGCGTATGGAGCGGGCGTTCAGCGATTACTTCGTGATTCGCCTGTCCTACGACCAGAAGGTCGTCGCGTCCGAACTCGGCATCTTCTACTACGCCTGCATCGCGTAACAGGAGGTGGCCGATGTCTGAGCGGTACGTGTGTTTGGTGGACGGCGTCAGAGCCGCAGGACGTGTGATGCAGAAAGGCGACACTTTCGAGCGTCTGCCTTGGATGGGACCGTTGACCGCTTGGGTCAACAAAGGGAACATCCGACGCGTCACCAACGACGATGGGCAGTCTGCCAAGCAAGAGATCCCGCCAGACCTTGACTCGCTGAAAAAGGCCGAGCTCATCGATGTCATTGATGGGCTCGGTTTCAGCATTGATGATGTCACAGGGACCGGGTCAGGCGGCAATGTCACGAAAGCTGATCTGATCTTGTTCCTCAAGTCCAAGGCTTGAGCGGGCGATGACCTGGACATACACCTGCGAGCCTAGCGTCAACTCGCTTGACGCTGTAAGGCTCAAGATCGGCGATACGAACGAGGACGACCCGCAGCTGCAGGACGAGGAAATTCAGTACTTCCTCGATATACACTCTGGCGCGTCGCGCCCGGAGATGTCTGCAGCGATCGAAGCGGCTGGTGCGCTCGCGGCGAAATACGCTCGAGAGTCTACCTATCGCATCGGTCAGGTATCGGAAACTCTGTCAAGAAAGTCTGAGGCCTACGAACGTCTGGCCGAAGACCTCAAGATTGAACTGCGGCAGCTCAAGTTGGTCTCAGCGGCAATGGTCGCACACAAGATCTCCTTGAAGGATGCGCAGGAAGACGATACCGACAGGGTGGTGCCGTCTGTGTCCATCGGGATGCACGATAACAATGAGAGTGTCCCGTGATCGGTACGCCTGGATTGCAGTCATTCAAACGACTGCTCTATCACAAGGCCACGATAAGCGGGAGGCCGGTTAAATCCGTCCCCGCTGGCAAGACGGAGTCCATAACGACGTATCCCAACAAGGTGGCGGACGTGGACTGCAACATCCAAGCGATGTCGGGCCGCGACCGCCTCCTTGGTGCCGGTCTCGACGAGAATGCGACACATCGCATTTGGTTCGAAGCGGGCACCGATGTCCTCTACGGTGATCTCGTGAAGGGCACGAGTGGGCCATTCAACGGCAACTACTACCGCGTGGTGTTCATTGAGAAGTTCGATCACCACATCGAAATCACAGTTCGATTGGACGATGACGCAAAGATCGACGACCCGCTGCAATGACGAAGATTCTGTTCGCGACGAGCGTGACAGCGGCGATTCACAATCTCGGAATCGACGTTGCGACCGATAAGGGGCTGCAGGATGCAGCCGAACGACTGTGGCGTGAGTGGCGTCAGCTACTAGCCCGCAGCGACGGTTCTGGCGCGTTCTATGGCGACGAACTGCGTACTGTCAGAATGGGTCGACGGATTCGTGTCGTACCAGTAGGAAAACGTGCTCCCCATATCGCCTCTGCACCCGATGAGCCACCGGCTCGGGATAGTGGCGAACTTCTGAATTCAATCCGAATCTGGGAAATCAAAAAGGGTGAGCACTATCGGGTCGGTAGTACTCACTGGAAAGCCGTATGGCTGGAATACGGTGTTGGCCCCGGTTTCCCGTTTGAGCATCCAGCTTGGTCTCGTGAACGCCGCGCAAGTCCGACGGAAATGGGCGGGCGTCGAGCCTATCGAACCCGGTTGGCGGAATCGAAAGATGGTGTATCCTATCGGAAACTGGTGATGATGCCGCGCCCGCACGCGCGGCCCGCGCTGGCTAAGGCGCTGCCCGGTATGAATACGGAGTTCGTGGCTGCTCTGCGAACCGCCAAGCCGATCGTTTTCGAACGTATCGACCTTTTGGCAATCCGAAGAGGGCTCCTCGGTGTTAGTGCAATCATCGGCAACCTCGGCGCTTTCGGCATTCGCATTGGCGCTCTAACCAAAATCCGCGGACTTGCACTTGGGTTTGAGCGCGGTCTGGGAGATTTCGGAGCATTGGCCAGTGGCAACTTGGGCCTTCGCATTGCCCGCAGGGCAGCAGGGCAGCAAGCAGGACGACTGATCGGCGATGTCACCCGCGGCCTTCCCTCGGGATTTGCTAGACGTGTAGGCAACCGATCCCTTTCGAGAATCGCCACGACACCAGCACTACGGAAGATGTTTCAATAGATGGCGAACACTTACGACCTCCTGCTCGCGATTATGGAAATCGCTCGAGCCGATACTGGCACTGGCGGACTCGCAGGAGTTGCTGGGCTAACCGGCAAGGACGTGCCAATCGTGAGATGGGAGGATCTTGTTACGCTCGAAGACCCGGACCGGCAGTTGCCGATCGCTACAGCGCTCGTAGTCTCCGCAACGCCATATGCGGGACTGCCGCCGATGTTAGAGGCAATTGTCCAGTTCGATGGTTGGGTTCTCGGTGGGAGTGAGGGTCTCGAAAGCCAGATCATTGATAGGATCGAGACCGTTATGACTTCCGTGAACTTCGCGGCGGAGGGGCTCGACGTGGCCCCTACGTCAGGAGTGCGCCGCACACTAACCGGTGAGGACTTCGGGCGGCGGCGCGAATCGATGGATATGACGCTTCTGCTCAAAGTCTAAATCAAGGAGTAAGCCAAGATGGCCAGACTCAACTCAAGCGACGAGCTCTGGGCCGCAGTCAGCGAAGGTGGGTTCATCCGGGATGTGACGGGTGGTGAGAGCGATACGTTGAATGCCCAGGCA